AAATCTGCTGGAGACCCAGCATTCTTAGCTGAGCTTGAATCTATGAAAGCATTACACGCTCGCAAAGCTGCGGACTATGGCACCGGAAAAGACCCACTAGCCAACATACGCATGACCGAAGCCTTCGGCCTGCCAGCTTGGATTGGTGTAGCTATCCGAATGCAAGACAAAATGGCTCGCCTACACAGCGCAGTAAAACAATATCTTGACACCGGCAAAGTCATTATGGCTAACGAAAGCCTGCGTGATGCGTTTGCTGACATAGCTGCTTATGCCGCTATTGGAGCAGTAGAAGTAGACCGATGGAACAACATTAAACCAGAAATTTATTGCCCATCTTGTGGTTTAAGAAAAGCTACAACAATGCGCCCAGAAGGCAAAATCTGCATAATTTGTGCAGAAAAGTATGATGCTGGCATATCAGGGTCTTAAGATAGTAGCCTTGTCATATGAGCCAATGGCTAGATGACCAAGAATACAATTCATTTCGTCCCGCACCGCGAGAACGATGTGAATTGTGTGGTGGTATTGCAGACAATGTATTTTGTGCAACCTGTGAAACCAAAGCTTTCCTATTGCTACAAAAAGAAAAGGCAGACAGCATGAAAGTTGGCGACAGAATCCTAGCTTTTGATGCACGTGGCGATGCTTTTCAAGCCACAGTATTCAGCACAGTCCATCTTCACAAAATAAATGGACTTGATGAATACGAAGCAGTAACAATCGCACTAGATGGAATACCTCGACTGGTCGAATGGCCAGTAAATGATACAGAAAGGATAAAGGATGAATAGCGGGATGTACTCGTCGGCTGACGCAACTTGGACTACCCCAAGAGATTTCTTTGACCTGGTTGATGCTGAGTTTGGCTTTGTGCTGGACGCTGCTGCTCTTGCTGCCTCAGCCCTGTGCGTTGAATGGTACGGGCCTGACCACCCGGACCCCGAGCGCAGGGACGCGCTGGTGAGAGATTGGGCAGTGGATTCTGGCGGTCGCCCGGTATGGCTCAACCCTCCCTATGGTCGAGTGATCAAGCAGTGGGTAGCTAAGGCCGAGGAAACTATGTCGCGGGGAGGGGTAGTAGTTTGCCTGGTTCCCGCTCGCACGGACACAGCTTGGTGGCACGACCACTGCATCAACAAACAGGTTCGTTTCCTGCGCGGAAGATTGAAGTTCGGTAATCAAAAGAACTCGGCCCCGTTCCCATCGGCGGTCGTGGTCATGGATGGGAGGTAAAAGATGAATCTTAATGAGGTAAAAGCCCGCACGGAGTTAGGTCTATACCCCCAGTCAGATGAATATATGAAGTGGTTGATTGCCGAGGTCGAAAACTTACGAGCTATTCGACGATTAACCAGTTCTGAACGAAAGGAACTGGAAGCATGTCGAGAATCTATCGACTTATACAAACACGGAAAGCAGTGGTATCCATTGCAATTGCGACAAGCGGAATTATTGCTTGCGTATGTGGATCAGCTTACGGGTCAGGAGCCCCAGCAAGAGACCCCCACAAGCTCGGAGTCAATCAGTTACAACTACCCTCCAGGCCTAGCTATGTCGCTCCGCGATATGCGCCAGAAGCGGAGCCTGTAGTACCAGTTGTAGTACCTGTACAGACAATGCCCAACCCCTATGGACTTGACCCGTTCTTTGCTTGCGTTGCATGGCGCGAGAGCAGGGACGATCCCAAGGCGGTGAATTCCAGCTCAGGAGCCGGAGGACTATTTCAGTTCCTTCCCTCCACATGGGCTAACATTGGCGGGATCGGACTGCCACAAGATGCTAATGTGCTTACGCAAATTGCTATGGCTCAAAAGCTTAAAGACTTACAAGGAACCTCGCCGTGGGCGGGGGGTGGTTATGTCTGTTAGAAAGGACGGATATGAGCAAAGATTCAAAAACTAAATGGTACGAACTTGCCGCCTGCAAAAACATGGATACCAACATATTCTTCCCTGACATTGGCGACAATTCTTACAACCCATTAGCTATTGCTACTTGTAGTGATTGCCCCGTTAAAGACCCTTGTTTACAAGACGCTTTAACTCGTGATGAAAAAGGCTATTGGGGTGGAACTACCCAAGCAGACCGTGTTCGCTTGCGCAAAACCATACCAAGCGCCGAAGGACTTGCTCCTTGCGGCACAGTTGCTGCACACAGCCGCCATCTGCGACGCAAAGAAGAATGTGACACATGCAGACGCGCTTACAATGACCACAAAAGGGAACGTATGCGAGCAAACAGACAAAGTGTTGGGACCCGTGCGCTTAGGGGCTAACCGCCCCGATGCGCTCGGGCTGGACTACCCCGAAATATGGGGTATCTATGTAGGAATGGGTTGTGTCTCTGCCGAGTCACCCCTGGAGTGGCGAGGCATTCTTGCCCACGCGCACAATGACATAGAAGACGAATGGTATGGATGGTTGTGCTTTGATAAACCCAGCCGTGTGCTAACAAAGACCAACCGACCCACTGCTGTATTGCTTCATGAAATTGCACACTTACGCGTACCCAACCAACATCACACCAAACGGTGGCGACAAACTCTTACTCTTATGGGTGGTGGACGTGAAGCTGCTAAGTACGAAAGGAAAAAGGGTGAAAAGAAGCCCCCTCAAACGAACTGCGGGATTGCGCCGATCACAACTGAGCCCAATTTCGAAGAAACGGAAAGACAAAATGAAAACCCGCCGATATTTGGTGGAAGCCCAACTGTGGAATCATCCACATTGCCAAAGGTGTGGCCTTGGAGCGGTTGACGTTCATGAAATTATCAACCGCAGCCAAACCAAAGACGCCGAATTGCGACCCGAATTGTTCTTGTCACTCTGCCGCCCTTGTCATAGCTGGATTACTACAAACCCTAGAAAATCAAAAGCGCACGGCTTCGCTTTGCCGCCCTGGATGGATGACCCGCGTGGGTTACTTCATGCAGCAAAGCATCGTAAACTACCATGTGCAAACAACAACAACTGTGAGGATGACCACATATGAAACAAATTAAGCTACCAGAGATAGTAACTATTACTATTTCCATTAACAAACAGGACGCTGAGCAATTCCTAAGTACGCCTCCCAATCCTGATGAACTGACTGAAGAGTATATTCAAAACGACGTAGACGCTCGCATTGCTATCAACAAAGCAATTCACAGTGCGCTCAAGACCCAGAAGAAGTTAATGAATGACTAACCCTCAGAAGATTAAGGGCAGTGAATATGAAAGAAATGTGGTTCAGTATCTCAAAGACACCGGCCACCGCTGGGTGGAACGAGCATACGGAGCTGGTCGCCAAGACGATCGAGGTGACATTACCGGCCTACCCGGGTGGGTGCTTGAGTGTAAAAACCACAAAGCAATGGACTTCGCCGGATGGATGGATGAAGCAGAGCGTGAGCGTGCCAATGCCGATGCAGAATACACTGTTGTGGTAGCTAAGCGCAAGCGCAAGCACACCTCACAATCGTATGTTGTAATGACGCTGGAACAATTCAGCCGTATTTTAAGAGAGTTAAATGCATGAGTGACACCGACTGGTCCTGTTCAGGATGTTCAGCCCTATTGCCGGAGAGTGACCTAGGCCATGCGCAGGCTGGCGAGCGCTTCTGTGACATCTGCCACGGGGAGGCCCAGCGATGATGAACCTTGGACAGATTCAAGAGGCCATCCTCAGGGAAGCCAAAAAGATTGACGACCTAGTAAGCGAGGTCAGAGATGCGGGCATGGAGGCTGCCGAGGCGGAAGTTGTTTTCAAGGTGGGCCATGCCCGATCCCGACTGATTGCCAGAGCCGACAAAGACCGCAAGGTGACCGAGGCTATGGCTGAGGACATTGCTGTTGAAGCCACCGAACACCAGAGGCTCCAGCACAATCTGGCTCAGTCCCGCCTGACCACCGCAAGGGAGTCAATGAGGGCTTCTCAGAGCCGCTTAGACGCATTGAGAACCCTTGCCGCATCGTTCCGTAACGCCGGAGGTTAGAGGCCCGGAGCGGCCAACTGAGGGCGGCTCACGGTAAACGTGCCATCAAAGCATGGGTGAGTAGCGTCTATATCAGCCAATGCCTCCAGAAACTGCCGATTATTGGTAAAACTGGAGGGGTGCCCATCAAAAAGTGAATAGGTTTTTTCGCATTTGGGGCATTGGTACAGAAGTCTCATCGGACTTCCACCGTATCACCGAATGTTACTACCAACCACGCTTAGCGGCGGGGTATTTCTTTTTCATAAATGTTTCAAGGCGCATGCCCTCGTACCTGCGGCACAGATAATCCATGCTCACAAACATGGGGTCATAGGAACCGTTCTCAACTTGGTGGCAGACAATCAAGCCACGCCAATGTGCGTTACCCTGTGGCCCTTTGTAATCTTCATCGTGAAGATAGAACGCTCCAGCAACTAGACCGTGCTGACTCTGGCCCGCCACGAACCTAAGCGCATACGATAGCGTCTGCTGGTGGCCCTGCGAGAACGAATGGCCCAGCGTCTTGAGCCGAGTGTCCACCATGCCACCGAGGGGCTTGCCCGTCATCGGGTTGTAAAAGTAGTGGGCGTAGTACACACCGTCAATGCAAACGGGCACACGGAAAGCATGAACCTTCCAACCACTTGCTTCGTAGTTCAGATCTTGCAGACCGATGACACCCTCTAACTTGGCATCAGATTCAATGGCCCTGTTAATGCGGTCCTCGTGGTTCCCCATAAGGATGTGCCGTTCTGGTAGCCACTTGGCTGACCGACTTTTGTTGTATGCCACAAGCGGAGCGTTGAGCAGATCAAAGCCTGCGTTGGCAGCGTCAATGTCCTCACGGTAGCGCCTGCCCTCCATGGACATCTTGCCTTGGTCATACATAGAAAGGCTGTGCATGTCAGCATGGTCACCAAGGTGAATGATCTTTACCTTGTCCTTGCCAGCAAATTCATCTACGATGTATTGCCCTGCCCATTTAAGGTGATCGTCAGGGACGCCGGGGCGACACTGCGTATCAGGGATGACTATGTGGGTGGGAGTACGAAGTTCTTTCTTCATGGTTCCCCTTCCCGGTTACCCAAGGGCACCGTATAGGTCGGCTGGCGTAACTTGATATAGGTCAGGCCACGTCATTGCTTTAGGAAACCCAGAGTACCACAAACCACCTGCTGCGAGTGCGCTACACACCCACGTACCAGACTTCCTAAGCGCTACCCTACGGGGCAGCAAAAAATCAAGGGCGATACTAAGGATAGTAAGGTATCCATAAGGATCGGAAACCTGAGAGCGGGCAAAGGTAAGGAACTTGGCTCGGTCAGCGGTAGCAGGGAAAGGAACAATCTTAAATCTACCACCGGGGGCAATGCTTCCCAATTGTTTATTGTTGGTTACTCCCTTAGCCTCTGCTTGTATAACGTAATAATTGCCGAACTTATCCCGCTTGTCAATAATTGCCACGTGATTCCACATGGCATCTTCGGGAGAGTTGCGGAGGCGCTGGGCTACACGAATGGCTCGGCCAATGATGCCCTTGGAATGGCAGAATACCAAGTCTCCCGGCTCAAACCCTTCCATTGGCACGCTCCAGTCCATTAACCTTGTGTTCTAATGCCTTGATCCTTGAGTCTCGTTCGCTATCTTCGGCAACTTCTCCCTCATCCACCATGGAAGATGACACTTTGGTGGCGTGGTAGGTGACAAAAAACGCAGTAACAAGGACGGGCAGCAGGCCAAGGTAACCCTTCCAGCCGTAGCCGTGAGTTAGGTCGTTGGCACTGATGGAAAGGATTAGGACTTTAGCAATGTCACCAGCCACATCCATAAGACCGGCCAGAGATGGACGGTTGGTGTTAATAGCACGGACAAGGAAGGTGCCCACCGAATCTTGTACGGCCATACCAATACAACCGATAAATGAAAGGAAGGCAATGTCACCCCACATTATTTCGTGCCCTTGTGCCAGCCGATGTGCTGGTTAAGTTCTTTGCTAGTGCCATCCAACTTGTTTTCCATCTTGTCAAGTTGAGTATGAATGTGCTTCTGCGTAGACTCAATGCGAAAAATAGCATCGGCCATAGATGAGCCACCGTTTCTAGTTACAGCGTTAGTTACCGGCAGCATTTCCTCCCGCAAGTGACGCAAGAATCTGCGCCAGCCGAAAGATATCCCACCGACAATTACCGCTAGCCCACCAAGGATCGTTCCCCAGTTGGCTAAGTTGGTTGTATTCCAAAAGGTAGTAGAAAACATCTCAACCTAATGCGTACCAAGTTGCTACTCCGACAACGCCATCAACGGTCAGACCGTGGCTGGCTTGAAATGCACGGACAGCGTTAGAAGTTTGAGGGCCAAAGAGTCCATCAGCCGAAAGGCCAAGGCGCTTCTGAAGGTACACGACATCGGCATTGTGGGCACCCTGCTGAATCGTGGTGCGGTGCTTAGCCTGAGGCTGGCGTGGGTGGCTACCCTTGGTCGTGTCAAAACGGAGGAACCTCTGGGGCTGGCGACCATCTTGGCTGACTCGCATGATGGACGGGTCGCCCTGTTGCCCGTGAGACACCGTGAGTGGGTCGTTACCGCCCTCAATGATGAGAGCCGTGTGATCCCCAGTACCGGAGCCATAAACGATTACATCGCCACCTGTGGCTTGCTCCCTAGAGATAGCAACGCCGTGCGAAAGGAGGGTGCCGGTGTATCCGGTGCCGTTGTAGCCCAGCCCGTTGGGGTCTGGAGCGCCTGCCCATGCATAGCAAGCAGTCACAAAAGCAGAGCAGTCACCGTAAATAGGACGATCACCACCGTTCTTGACGCAGTTCATGCGCTTTGAGTCCTCGGTGTACACAAAGAGGTTGTGGTTGGCAGCGCCCCATTTGGCCCATGCGACAATGTTGCTTCTTACATCGGTCATTACGCTACGCTCACAAATTCTAGGGTCAGGTAATGACGAGTAGCGTCATAGGAGTACGCCGTAGCAGGAGTTCCTCCAGTGGAGACTAAGGCTGCACAAACTACCTGACCAGCAGTAAGGCTTAGCAAAGTTGAAACCACCGAACCTTTATTAGCACTAGCATCAGGCACTAGCGACCCAGATGCAACAGTGGTACGAGTTGCGCCTGAAACAGTTTGTAGAAGGATTCCAGAGTTACCGTTACCATTTTGAAATTGCACAGCACCACTCACTCGCCAGATGCCCGCAATAGGAACAGTAATGTAACCCGTAGAAGTATCTAGCGCCCCTGAAGTAATCCCCTGACCAGCAAACTGCACGGAGTTCCAAGTCAATGCAGTTCCAGTTCCGCTAGCACCACTAATTGACCAAGTGGTATTACGGGTGACGGAGATATATGCCCTGCCAAGCAGGTTGTTTAGCGTAGTTGAGTCAAGCTTGTGCGCATGATCGTAAGCAGCAGCATACTTAGAACTACCGGCGCTAGAAGCAGTAGGAGAAACATTGGCAGGAGTTACGCTAGTTCCAGTGTTAGGGGCAATTTGGCTAATAGCCACTACAGCATTGTTTGCTTCTTGTGCTTCAATTGCAGAAAAAATAGGAAACACTAAACCTACTGCACTAGAACTTACAGCGTGCTCTATATTACTCGTGCCATCATAGCCACGACCTGTCATGCCAGATCCATCAGTAGCTTGCCAAACAGTAATGCTGTTGCCAGTTGTACTAAGATCTGAGCAAAGAATCTTTTCCTCTGTAGCAAGACCATTATCTACAACAATAGTAAACAACGTCTGTGTTTGAACAAGATGGTCCCAACCCATGCCAGATAAAGTAGTTGTATAAATAATTGTTGCGCCTGCAACTAGTTTTTGATCGAGATTGACAGCTTGAGCTGCGCCAGTGTAATAACGAGCATTGTATGCGGGATAGGCCATAAGTTAATTATATCCTTTAATTAGGGGATGTTTGTGGTTCGGCAACGGTAAATCCGTTAATAGTCTTAAGAGTTACTACCAAGTCTCCCTGGAAACCCCCAGTATATATGTCTTGTCGGCTATGAGGGATCCAGTCCATCATGTCAATAATAGCCTTAGCATGAAGAGGGCCTTCAACGTAATCCACAATAGTTTGACTGCGTCGAAGCTGATCAAGATAATAATATTCAGCGTAAGGATTAAGAGCTATTTCAGCACCGTTGACGTAGTTAATGCGCATTAATTGAAGCACAACCATAATGTTGGTTTCCGAAGCAACAGCTGGGTAAGACTTTAAAGTATACCTACGTAAAATTGGAGTTGCACTATTTAACGCAGTGGTTAAAGTTATTTGAACTTGATAAAGCTCACCACGATTACCATCAGTTTGAAACTCGACATCAGTAAGAGCCGTATTGGTAAACGTTCCTACGTCATAAAAATCTGAATCATCTGTAGACAAAGAAAATTTAAGGCTGGTATTAGCATCAACCGCACCATCAACAGAACCAAACACGGCCACTTTGGCATCTGGAATGCCGTAAGAAATGTAACCTGAGTTAACGTATCCTGAACTAACGTAATTAGTTGAAGCTGTGTAAATGCCCCCACCAGCAACACTCATAAGTGGGCTGTTAGTTTTTCCATCCCATTCAAGAGAAGTAATGTTGCTAGTACCAGTTATCATTAAATCCGAAGCATAAGCTGGGGCAAGAGGGTCACCTTGAATAAACGTTGACAAATCTAAACGCCCAAGACCAGTGCTTGTGGAATCGTATTGGTTCCAAGTAAAGTAAATAAAACGACCATCGCCCACAATGCCAGTTACTGGCTGAGTTACTGGTTGAGCAAGGTTAGGAATTACTGGACCTGATTTCAAGTCTCCTGATGACGTAGCCGTAGGGTCATACGTTGACAACGTCTGACACATACGAATGCCTTTATTGGTACCAAGAAACACAAAATTGAGATAAGCATATATAGCAGTGCCATATTCGCCAATAGGCAAAGGCAAAGCTTGTACTGGATAATTTAATGTGTAAGGCTGAGCGACACCTGCAACCGATGGACCTTGAAGAGAAGTACGGTAGACACCACTGTTAATAGTATTTGAACCATTAGTTGCATAACCAGTTAAATAAATTTGGGTTAAGCCGCCAGTTGCGGCAGTCCAAGTCCAACCCCGATCAGGGTGAATCATTAAACAATCATTAGCGTCTGTAATTTCGTCAAGGTTAGGAGGATCAGCAGTCCATGCAAACACTGCTCCCGATGGCCCACCATCTGTTTTGTTAGCAAAAGCTACCAACGTATTGTTGCAGTAAAACACTTTAGTAAAAGCATTAACAATATAAGCATCACGTTGCGTAAAAGTTATAATTTGACTTGCAGTAACTGCAGTAACAATTGGGTTGCTAATTTTAATGCTAAAACCGTTAGAAGCAATTGAAGATACCCTTGAACCAGAAGGAATATTAGTTCCAGAAATTGGCATACCAGGAGCTACGCCAGGAAACCCACCAGTTGGATTGGTAGTAGCGTCAACTGTCAAGTTGTGCGTACCAACAGCACCTTTCATACCTGTTAAAGAAAACGTATTATTTTTATGTGAGGTTGTACCATCACATTTAACGTAACGTATAGCACCTGCACTAATGCTTGAAGCACCAGTAGCTTGCAAACGGTATATGCCTTTGTCAGTTGCAATAAAAACGTAGGTACCATTAGAGCAAATGTCATTAACTATTGCACCAGCTGCCATTCCAGTAATAGCAGTAGTAGTAGTATTCCACCCTGAATTAGTATCTACGTAGCTAACTGTGTCAGATTTCATTACAAAAACATAACGTCCGCAAGAAATAGCTTTAGTCCAAGTACTAGTTAGCTGCTGGATAACATCTTTTTGCAATTGTATCTGCCACTCATTAGCCCATGGATCAATTCCCTTGGACTTATAAAAGCGGTTGTCAACTGAGTCAGTTTTGCGATCAAGAAACCTTTGACCAGCACCCATTGTCCAGTTGTCTTGTTCACGTCTCCACAAACCTTCTGTGTTAACTGTTCCTTCACCTGCAATGTTGGTTAAATTAATAGATTGACGCTGAGGTGCAATTGATTTATGACGAAAAGCTTCACGACGGTAAGGCTCAAATGAAGTGTCAATAACATAATTATGACCAGCAATACTTACAGCATATGGACCTTGAGGAGGAACTGTTTGCTGAATTGCAGCGTAAGAATAAAATGGCGTACTAAAATTAGCAAATCCAACTTGTCCATCGCCATAGTAAGGAGGCCCTAAAGTCACTACCAGCCCCGGACTCTGGTGTACTGACGTTGAAGCCTGTCAGCTTCAGAAGCAATACGTTTTTCACGACGAATAATCAATGCCTGTACAGAATTACTTACAGCCCCAACAGGAATTTCAGCTGCCTTGCGTGGATCAGGTTGACCATCAGTAAAGTTTCGCTTAATTTCACGAGGAATAGTTAAGTCAATTTCAGCACCCAAAGCAGGCAGGTCAGTAGCCGTAGAAGGCAAGCCGGAGTAATCAATAACGCTTTGCGTTAAATCGGGTAACCCAGTTGTGGCATTAACACCCAACGTTTTAAAAGGGGCCGAATACGTAACATACAAAGGAAGTCCCGGCCATCCGCGTTCGTAAAGGATTACGCCAAACCCAGAAGGGAAGATGGAGTCTTGATTGTCTGAGCCATCTATACCGTCACCAATACCACGGACAACTTTCCATCGCTTAATTGGTGGAAAGTTATGAGTGGGGGGAGCCATACGATAACGAATGTCAAGAATGTCAATAAAGTCTTTGGGTACGCCCGCTGAACCAAGGTCATAACCTTGATACACCGGGTTGTAGGTAATCTTGGCAGTGCCAACTTGAAACAAACCATTAGTTGGAGAAGACAAGTCCATCAAGTCATCGTTGATTGCTACACCAATGTCATAGCGGGTGTACTTAGGGTTGATGTAGATTAGCGTATTAATTGAATGAGTAGCACCCATTGAGCCCAAATACGCACGAATAACAGTAGCAGTAGCTGTGCCACTTGTACCACTAAATGCAGTGACAAGCATAATTTCCATTTCAACAGCAATAATTGCACCCACGGCAAGAGTAGCTGATTGCACGCCCAGTAAATTGATCTGAGTTGTAGTGGCATTAATTGCTGCACTTAGTTGAACAGTCTGCTCGCGCTGACCTGACATTAAACGGCGATATACCTTCTCAATAATCTCACCAAAAGTGTCATCACGGGGGGTAGAATAACTCATTGAGCAGCCATCAATTCTTTAGCTTCCACCTGAGCAGCGTCAATACGCTTTGTAAACCGTTCGTCAGGAATGATCTTGCCAGTTTCAATTTCAAACTTTGAGTTAGCATTGCGCTCAAGGTTGGCGGCACCTTTCGTACCCGCAGGCTGAAGGCCCTCGTTCCTCAATCGCTTGTAAGCAGGCAAGTCGCGGGCCATGTTTTCTTCCATCCTTCGCGTACCAGCCGCTTCGGGTTTCCGAGTTGGCATCGCGGATGCTGCAAAAGAGACATGGTGAATTTTGCATCCAAAACAATCCTCTCCGTGAGAGCCATCATGAGTTTTACGCATAAGTCACCATACTTTCGTTTACGTGGCCAATAGCAACTTCTCCCGGTTGGGGATTTGCACCGTAACTAGCCATCTTGTATCCATTGTACAGGAGCTGCTTGGCATCATTAATTGTAATGTTTTGAGTCCCTGCTCCGTATAGCATTTTAGTTACATACGGCCACTGAGTAGTATAAGTAGCAGTCATTGGAGCGTTTGGTATTTCACCAGGCAAAACATCAGTAGGGTAGGCATTAGCCCACGATGTAGCAAAAGGTCCACTGGGATCATTGGGATTCCATGGATAAGGAATTGAATTTGGATGCCCATCAGTAGGCGTGTCTTGTGCTGTACTGTAATCCGATAACAAAGCTACAACTAAATTACGCACTCTACGCTTAAAATGACGGTACAACCCATATTGCCTTCTTGATGAACTAGCAAGGAATTGAGGAATGTCATCAAGCTGGGGGCTAGTAAAGGTGTAGCGGAATAGGCTACCAGTGCTGGCGTTAATGGCAAGGGTAGTTGCTTGCGCTACAAGAGTGCGATTAACAACACCCGCTATGCCCAAGTTAACGCCGAGGGTAGAAGCAGAAGTAAGCATCCCTGCATTGACATTTCCATTGGTAGCGTCAACTGCAATGTCCAGTGATGAAGCAGTAGTTGGTGCTGCCCCTGAAGGGGTAGAAGCGGTTGCAGGGATAGCCACTGTTGGAGCAAGGGTAGAAGCGGAAAGCGAAGCGCCCAAACCTGAAGATGAACTGCTCGCGGTAATGCTTGTCACCTTGCTTGTGGTCGCCAGAGTCACACCAGAAGGGGTTTGCGGGATAGTCACAACTGGTGTTGTAGTAGAACCTGTAACTGACATAGCAGCAGTAAATGCAGTAGAAGCAGGAGTTGCAGTAGCAGCAATTGTATTTGCCGTAGTGTTAAAAGTGGCAGGGATAATGGCAAGAGAAAGGCCCACAGCAGAACGGGTTGTCCCAAGACCCCAAGCCCAATGAGAGACAACAGGTACGCCAAAAATGTTGTTTACAGTATTGTTTTGCCCATTTGATGCTCCAGCCGTTGGGTCTTGATAGTAGCCAATGCCAGCCCCAGCAGAAAGGTCAGTAGCAAGTGTAATTTGACGAGTTGGAGTAAAACCACTGGTAGTTGAAGTAAACTCGGGCCATACCGAGGGTACCACTCCAAGGCTACCAGTAGCAAGCAACCAAGTGGCCGTTAAAACATCTGGGTAACCGTTAAGAAAACCACCACCGTTACCAATAAGGTTGTATGCGTGAGGCGTGGTGTCTACATTTGCTTCAATAGCACCGCTAGAGTTTCTAAACTTAACCGGAGCAGTTTGAGCAGCGCCTTTGAAATAGTGGAACGATGCCGTAATGACAACGCCGCTGTTGGTGCAGGAAATTGTTGGCTTGTTCTGCGAAGCAGTACCAAGAAGAGCAGGTGCCCAGTACACCCCGTAATATTGTGGAGAAGCAACAGCAGTAGCGGAGTAAAGAGCCGTCCACGAATAACCGCCTCCAAGAGTGTACGCACCGGGGCCAACGCCACCGCTACGAATTACAGCAAGAACGATGCCATCAGCAGCAGTAGCGGCTGACCAGTTATTAGCAACCTGCGCCGTACCAGAATAAGTAGCGGTTATGGAAGTCCAAGCGCCTTCAGTGGGGGCTGCCATTTAGACCCCTTAGTTCAGCGTTACGGTGACTCCGGTGGTCGCAGGAAGCGATACCGTGATGCCCGACGAGGCAACTGTGATGTAAGCGGAAAGCGTTCCCCATGCCCAGACATTGCCGTTACCCGAAGCTGTAGTTCCATCGGTAAGGAGGAAGCCAACAATAGGGCCAGAACCCCAGCCGGAGCTAGTGGAGGTTGGGAAAGTAATTGCGCTACCCCAGTTAGTTGAAGCGGGAGCAGTCGTAGGAACCGTACCAGCAGGGTCAACCCACTTGGTTGAAAGCGTAGCGTTGTTCAAGGTTACACGGGTGTAGCCACCAGTAGCAGCAACTTCCTTGGCAATGACTTGCGAGGACACATAAAACCAAGGCGTAGCCTCAGTCCAAACAGCGGTGTTGTCAGAGGTTGTGGCACCAGCAGTTGTTACCCATGTAGGCTCACTAGCACCAGTAGTGCCAGCAGTTGTGCAACGGAAAATCTTGTTGGTGCTAACAAAGTTCGTAGGCACCACAATGTCGCCAACAACAAATGCAGTCAAGGCAGTCCAAATGCTCTTAGCCTGAATCAGGCCAAGTCGGTAGTCAGCGGGAACCGTAGTACCCTTACCAAAAAGCGCCTGTAGCGAGTAAGCGTCTCCGTATCCGGTCAATGGCATTAGTCGTTCTCCGTTTCGTTGGCCTCGTAGTAGTCAGATGCACCACGAGTGCCGGGGTTGTCTTTGTTAGGCTTAACTTTACCATGTCCAACGGGTGTCATGCGTGGTGCCCAACCGCCACGCTTTGCTTCTTCAAGAAGTGAGATAGGCGAAAAGTCGGTAGCGTGATCGGCCACGTGAGCCTTGCCACGGGTGTCAATCTGTTCTGGCTGTGCTGGCATTAGTACTTCTTGCCCCTTTTCCCAAAATTGGGTTCATCATCACGAATGTTTCTAAGTTCTCCACGGGTAAGTTCGGTACCCTTAGCAATC